GATGGCCGCGGTCTGGAAAGGCTCTCAGCACAGCGGAAGCGGCCTGTTGATGATGCTCGCCATCGCAGATTTCAGCGACGACAAGGGCATCTCGTTCCCGGCGGTCTCGACTCTCGCGATGAAGACCCGCATGAAGCCCCGGAACGCGAACTACCTGCTGGCGCAACTCCAGGCCAGTGGCGAGCTCGACATCAAGATCGGCGCCGGTCGCAACGGCACGAACCTGTACCGAATTCGGCTTGATCGCCTGGAGGGGCTACAACAGAGTGCACCCCTGCAGCCCGTTGCAGGGGTGCAAGGCATTGCAGGGGTGCAACCCGGTGCAGGGCTGCAACCCATTGCGCGGGGGGCTGCAACCCAGTGCAGTACCCCCCTGCAACCCAGTGCAGACAAACCATCATTGAACCATCAAGAACCATCAGGTACGTCGCTTTCGCGACCCGCAGCGTCGAAGTTTCCCAATTGCCCGCACGACGAGATCGTCAAGGCCTACCACGATGTGTTGCCCGAGATGCCGCGCGTGAAGCTCATGGACAGCAAGGGCCGGAAGGCAAAGATCGCGGACTTTTGGAAATGGGTGTTGACCAGCACCAAGTCTGACGGCACGCAGCGCGCCACGACGGCCGATGGGGCGATCGCCTGGATCCGTGCGTACTTTGATCGCGCTCGCTCGAACGACTTCCTCATGGGGCGCACAGCACGCGGCGAAGGACACAGCACCTGGCAGTGCGATTTCGATTTCTTGCTGACCGAGAAGGGCAAGAAGCAGGTCATCGAGAAGACTGAGGCTGCCGCATGAGCAGCCGTCAATTTCCCGACGACGAGCACATGGGGCTGCGGATCCCGCCGCACTCGGTCGAGGCCGAGCAGAGCGTCCTCGGCGGCCTGCTGCTCGACAACCGCGCCTGGGACCGCGCCGGCGACCTGCTGACCCGCGGCGACTTCTACCGCTCCGAGCATCGCCTGATCTTCGAAGCGATCGGCGAGCTGATCACCGCGGCGAAGCCGGCCGACGTGATCACCGTCTTCGAGCGGTTGCAGCGCGCCGGCAAGGGTGACGATTGCGGCGGCATGGTCTACCTGAACGCGCTCGCGCAGAGTGTGCCCAGCGCGGCCAACATGCGCCGCTACGCTGAGATCGTGCGCGAACGCGCGGTGCTGCGTTGCGTCATCTCGACGGCTGACGAGGCGCAGAAGCTGGCGTGGGAGAGCGACGATGCCGGCGCCACGATCGATCGCATCACGACGCTGTTCGGGGAGCTGCAGCGTGGACAGGTACGCAAGGTGCCCCGTTCGATAGGCGAGATCGCTCTGGAACGCGTCGATCACTATGCCGCGCTCGCAGATGGAACGGTCACGGCTGGCTGGCCGACGCACATTCCGGGTCTTGACAGTCGCCTGAACGGCGGCCTGCGCCCCGGCGGTCTGTACATCCTTGCCGCGCGCCCGTCCGTGGGCAAATCGTCGTTCGCTCAGAGCATAGGCCTCACGCTCGCCAGCGACGAACTCCCTACGCTTTTCCTGAGCCTCGAGATGGGCGACACCGAAGTCGCCGATCGCAGCGTGGCCAGTACCGGACGCATCAGCTACGGCGGGCTGCTGACCGGCAAGATCACCGATGAGGGCTGGGGCCGTGCGAGCGAGGCCTTAGAGCGCCTGGGCAGGCTTCCGTTCTTCGTAGACGATCAATCGGCGCTGACGCTGCGAGACATCCGGGTCAAGGCCAAGTCGATCAAGGGCCTCAAGGTTCTGATCCTCGACTACCTCCAGCTTTGCGCCGGCACGCGCCGCGATGGCAACCGGAACAGCGAGATCGAGGAAATCAGCCGAGGACTCAAGAGCCTGGCCAAGGATCTGGGCATCGCGGTGATCGCGCTGTCGCAACTCAACCGCGACGTCGAAAAGCGCGCGAACAAGCGTCCGTCTCTCAGCGATCTGCGCGACTCCGGCGCGATCGAGCAGGACGCCGATGTCGTGATGTTCCTCTGGCCCGTACGCGAGTTCGACGGCGAAGGCCGACGCATCTTGGGCCTCGGCGTCGACAAAAACCGCCAGGGACGCCTCGGCGACGTGGGGCTCGACTTCTACGGCGACGTGCAACGCTGGGGAGAGAGCACAGCCGACATTCGCCCAACTGTCCCCTCACGCAGCCCGAAGGACGATCTATGAGCGGCTCTACCCTTACGCGCAAGCGGATCGACGTCACCATCCAACTCGGGACGGGAGCGTTCGGCGAAGGCGGCGAAAACACGGTGACGGTGTCAGGCCTTCGCGTCCATGCCCAGATTCTGAAGGCCGGTGGCTCGTCGATGGGCGAAGCGCAGCTGCAGATCTTCGGCTTGACGCGCAGCCTGCTCAACCAGCTGTCGGCGCTGACCACGGTCATCATGATGCAGCGCAAGAACATCGTAACGGTCTCGGCTGGCGACGATGTCACGGGCATGGCTACCGTGTTCAAGGGCACGATCGCCGAAGGATGGGCTGACCTGAACTCGGCGCCGGACGCGATCCTCCACATCAAGGCCTATGCCGGTCTCTTCCAGAAGCTCACGCCGGTACCGCCATCGAGCTTTCCGGGACCTGTCAATGCCGCGGACGTCATGGCGGCCCTGGCAAGGCAAATGGGCCTAGGCTTCGAGGCTAATGGTGTGAGCGTCATCTTGCCCAAGCCGTACTTGCCGGGGACCGCGTGGGAGCAGGCTCGCAAGTGTGCAGAACAGGCGGGCATCGAGTGGACTATCGAGGACGACATTCTCGCGATCTGGCCCAAGGGCGCCTCCCGGGTCGGCGATGTGGTCCTGGTCTCTCCTGAGACCGGTTTGGTCGGATACCCCGCATTCAATGGGGTCGGCGTCTCCGTTCGAACTGCCTTCGACCGCCGGCTTCACTACGGCCGCACCGCGCAGGTCCAGAGCAGCATCCAGAACGCCTGCGGCAACTGGTACATCGCCTCGGTGTCGCACGAGCTGCAGAGCGAGACCCCTGGTGGTCTTTGGTTCACGAACTTCCAGGGTAATCCTTTGGACAACATATATGCCCTCGCCAAGCCCCAATGACGGCGCCGGGTTCAGGGGCTTCCAGGACCCGAACACCGCCGCCTCCGACTTCAACGCGCTGGACTTCCTGGTCTCGTCGATCCTCGCGCGCGTTGCGACGTGCACCCTCGTTCAGGTCATGGGCGTGTCCAACGATGGCGGCGTCTCGCCTGTCGGTACCGTCGACATCATGCCGCTTGTCAACCAGCTCGATGGCGCAAACAACGCGGTGCCGCACGGCACGATCTACGGTTGCCCGTACGTTCGGATCCAGGGCGGCGCGAACGCGGTGATCATCGATCCCCAAGTGGGGGATATCGGCCTGGCAGCGTTCGCAAGCCGCGACATCTCGGCCGTGGCCGCGACAAAGGCCCAGGCCAACCCCGGCAGCCTTCGCCGCTTTGACATGTCGGATGGCCTTTACGTCGGCGGTCTGTTGAACGCAGCGCCGACGCAGTACATCCAGTTCACACAGGCCGGGATCACGATTCATTCGCCGACGGCGGTGACCGTTGTGGCGCCGGCGATCGGCCTGCAGGGCCCTACCACGATCACCGGGCCGCTGACGGTCACAGGCCCCGCCTCGTTCGAAGGCGGCGGCGCGCTGACCGGCACCTTCTCGGTCAACGGCGTCGAGATGGACGAGCACCACACCCACCCCTACGACCACGGCAACACCGGCGGCGTCAATCCATGAGCACGGCCCTCTATCTCGGATCGACCTGGGGACTGATGTTCGACTCGCTCGGCATCTGGGGCCTGATCGCGCAACTCGCCCATGCGATGTGGATTGGGCCGGCCGAGCGCACCCGTGCGATCGACGACGAGACCGCGGGCCCGTCTGCATGACTTCAACTACCCATTCGGCGGCAGCTCGAGGGAAGGTGGCGGCAACGGCTCGAAAGGCCAGCCTCACTCCGAAGCAGGCTCGCTTCGTCGCGGAGTACGTAGTCGACCTGAACGCAAGCGCGGCCGCCCGTCGATCGGGCTACCGCGGCGACGCGAACACCGTCGGCCCCCGCTTGTTGGCAAATGTTGGCATTCAGGCTGCCATCGCCGCTGCGCAAGCTCGCGTTGCTGCGACCTTGGAGGTCAGCGCCGGTCGTGTCGTCTCCGAGGCATGGCGGATCTTCACTGCCGACGCTCGAGAACTCGTCGAGTACCACGTTGGAAGCTGCCGGTACTGCTGGGGCCTCGATTTCCGCTATCAACGCACGGCGGCTGAAATGGAACTCGACTTGTCGGACGACCCTGGCGGCCGGCGTTCAGATACGCCTGGCGATCGCCGCGCCGAGCAGGGAGGCATCGGATTCAATGCCAAGCGCGCGCCCAACGCGAACTGCCCCGAGTGCTTCGGGATGGGCCAGGGCCGGACCTAC